TGCGTACACACCGTCAGAAGCAAGAAAGAGCACACCGAGGCCCGGTACACGCTGCACACTGTGCGGTGCCTTGACTTCAACGGTGCGGTCAATGGTGCTGACAGTGAAGCCTGCCACGTAGTCACCCTGCACCACATCAATGCCGCGCTCTCTGAACACCACAAGCAGCGTATAGTCTCCATACAGCGCAGTGATGCCACCGCCTTCACTGCCCAGCTCCAAAGACTGCAGCACGCTAAACTGCTCTATGCGTGACGGTGCGCTGTAATAGAGCGTGTAGGCGTCATCTACTCCACCATCAAGGAAGAGACACTGCCGGAACATGGCAGAAAACCGTGCACGCGGTGCAGGGAAGGGACCGGCATTGACCAGTGGGGCAGGTTCATCAAGTGCTGCGCTGCTGACCGCATCAAAGAACACGTCATCGACGTTGTTGCGAACGAGCCCCACAAAGTACAGCGTGGTGTCACCGGGTACCGCAGCGTCATCGCTGTAGTTTGCAGTGCGGTACACCTTGCGCGCTACGGTCCCTGCAGGGCCATAGGGCAGCGTCAGAGCGGTTGCGTACCTGAAGCCATTGGCGCCGTTCTCAAGCTCCCACGTTGTAGTCGCAAGCGTGCTGCGCGGGCCTTCAGAGCCTGTGTCAGTGATGAAGCTGCAGGCGTAGCTGACAAGGGTCTGCTGACCTGGTGCGTTGCCGGTGTTCTCTTTGAAGCCTATGCCCCACCTGCCACCGTCAGCCACCGCTTCAGTGTCAGCCAAGCACCACAGGGTCACAGCGCCGCCCCCTGTGCCGGTGCTGCTCGCCACTGACACAGGCATGGGCTGCACCCTGCGCGGTGTTGGCGGTGCAGGGTTGGCTTCAAAACCGAGCGGTCTGATGCACTGGCTGATGGTGCTTGTGACTTCAGTGGTGCTGCCTGACAACGGCCACGGCTTGACCAGCACCGGCCGGTCATACCCATTGCAGACCACGGTGCCGTGTGGGGTATCTAAGAAGGTCGGGCCGGGCTCTGTCGGTGCAGGCACGCTGCGTCCGCTCTGCATGACCACCTTCTGCGGTGCTACCCCGGTAGCCCGCGCTTCATACAGCAGGCAGAGGTTGCCCCCCTCGCAATACAGCAGGTGCTGACGTGCGCCCCCTGCCAGGGCTTGCGCGCAGTGCAGGCCATACACAGGCCCGTCACTGGCAAACGGGTCCCACGTGCCCTGATTGCCCGGCCTGAAGGGTTCATAGCCAAGCCTTGAAGACCATCCTCCACTGCGCCGATCCAAGCGCCAGTTCTCCACCCGCTCAGCGTTGGCAGGCTGCTGCGGCAGCTGCTCTTCAAGCCCGCCTGCCGCATTGATGATGTACGTCTCTGTTTTCATGTGAACGTCAGCGGGCCAAAGATGGTCGGATAGATGCCACCGCTGCTGTTCTTGATGATGCGGCGTGAAGGCTTGCCAAGATACCGCTGCTCCATTCCCCGATACATCATCTGCCGCTTGCGCTCATAAGCTGCGGCAACGGCAGTCTGGTCAGCCTTGACTGCAAGCTGCGTCAGGGCCTCATACGCAATGATACGTGCGTATGCTGAAGGCACTGCAGGGGTATCTTGCTGCTCTTCCATGTCTTGCGGCACCACAAGCCTGCGCACCGTCATGCGTGTGTCACTGCTCGGATGCGGGTAAAACTGCACCGCTCGGTGTGCACCGCTCTGCGTGCGCTGGTATCGCGGTGTGCTGGTGTCAAGCGCTTGACTCTGCAGCGTGGCAAGCGACGTTGTAACCGCTATCGGGCTGAGCAACCCAGGGGGCGCAATGGTGTCAACACCGCTGCTGTCACGCAGCCTGCGCGGTGCGTCGATGCCTTCATCTGTGCAGGTGAAGTAGTAGCGCCTGTACAGGCCGCTGCTGCTGTCAATCACGTCAGGGTCAATCTGCAGGTCTTGCGTGTCCGTCAGATTGAATGTCAGCCCTGGAGACAAGCCAGATTCAAAGCCACCGCTGAAGCCGGGATAGCTTTCAAAGCCAGGGTAAGCAGGGCACCGCACGTTGACTTGATACACGGTCACAGTCCGCACACCTTGACCGGCACCAGGTGTACGCACCGACACACCACGCACTGCACGCGGTGCGGGCACGTACTCTGCTTCACCTTCAAGGTATGACTCAGGCGTGCCAAGCAGGTCAGGGTCGAGCAGGTAGCTGTCGCGGTCGAGCTTGCTCAAGAAGCTGACGTGCTGCGGATAGCCAACGATGTCTTCAAGGGCTGCCATGACCTGCGCAGTGTCAGCGGGCAGGTACACGTTCCTGCGCTTCAAGGTCACTGCATAGCTGCCCGTCACGCCGGTGAAGGGCCTGTCAATGTGCAGCTGCGTGGTGCCCTGCACGTACCGCACCTGGTAGAGCGCAACCACACCGGCAGAGTCAGTGACCTGCATGGTGCCCAGCTCGTATTCAGAGCCCGGCAGTGAAGCGGTGCCGACAGGGAAGCCGGTGCCGGTCACTGATGCGCTGCCATTGGTGAAGCTCAGCGTCAGGTCAACATCAGTGCGCACGTTGTACGCGCGCTCCTGCACCAGAAAGTCCCACGGGCGGTCATTCAGCAGCCGCCCCTGTGCGTCGTTCAGAAAGCTTGTAAGCTCTTCAGTATAGGTAGGATTGACCGGGTCATAATCGAGCAGGCTGCCGCAGTAGTCACGGAGAGCTTTCAGGTTCATCGGTCAACCCTGTCAGGCAGGGGCACCGGGCTGCATTGTGGCAAGGAAGGAAGAGCCACGCAGCCCGGTGCCGGGGGATCGGTTCAGTATGCCGGGTACACGTACACGGTGGCGACGTTGGCGGTATCAGCCTCAAAGGACTGCGCCACGATGCGCGTTGTGTCGGTGTTGGCGTACACAGCAAGCTGCCCGGCAGTGCTGCCGATGGTCAGGCTGCTGCCTGCTGCGGTGGCGCCTGCAACATTGGCTTCAGCCACACCGCGCACGATGACGCGCACTTCTTCGCCTGCGTTGGCTGCGGTATCAAGCGCAACCCCAACCGGGATACTGTCGGTGCCGGTGCCGGTGTCTGCCTTCACGATGTACAGCGCTTTGTCACCGTCAGCGGACTGACTGCCATCCAATGACACAACGTCACGCGCTGCGATTGCTTCAGAAGCGATGAAGGTTTCAACCTTGCGCCGGTTCATCACGTCGGTTTCAGCGCCGGGCTCGATGTAGTTGATGATGTCAGAAGTAGCCATGACTGCAGCTCCTATGCTTCAGCGTCAAGCAGGACACCATGACAGGCCAGGCGGCCAGTGGTGAGCTGCAGACGGGTGTGAACGCACCAAGCCTCAACAGCGGTGCCGGGCACGCGCATAGGCTCTGACACCTCGAAGAAGGCATCAGTGTCGGTGTAGACTTCAAACTGTGAGCTGGTCAGAGCGTAGCCGCTGACCGCCTTTGCCGGTGCTTCAGCAGTGAAGCCAAGCCGGTTGTCAACGTAGACGCGGCTGCCGCGCCAATCTGCAACCATCTCGTTGTCAAGACCACCACGGCCTTCAGTGCTGACGTAGCGCACCTGACCCTGCTGCAGCTTCATGAAGGCGGCATACGCTGCCGGGCTCAAGAAGAGCATGTCAGGGGGGCTGCCATCAGGGTTGTACTGCATGCAGTTGATGTACAGCGTGTCGATGTCATTCAGCGTCAGGGTACCGCTTGCATCCTGGAACTGGTTGAACCAGTTCTGTGCCTGATAGGTGGTCTTGCTGAGCCCGCCAACGGTGTTGTCCTGGCTTGCTGCTGCCACACCTTCAAACCAGCCGGTGCTGCTTGCCGTGGTCATCCCGTTCAGCGTCTGCAGGTTGGTCAGGCGGCTTGCAGGGCCAGTGGTTGCCACAGGTCCCTGGAAGATGCGCTTGGTGATGGTCTGACGCATGTTGATCATCAGGTTGCGGATCTTGCTTTCAAGGATGTTGACGCGTGCGAGCTCGCCCTTGTTGCTGGTCTTCTCAACGATGTTCAGGCCAACATGGTCGATGATATCGCACCATTCAAAGTTAGCCGTCAGGAACGGGTCGCTGAAGTTGAGCGGGGTTGGTTCCCACCCGCTGCTCACCTGCGTCAGACCGCTGCTCTGCTCGCCAATGATGACGGGCTGCTCCACACGCTGCCCGCCGGTCACGCGCTTCAGGTTGCCTGCCTCTTCGATGGCCTTGAAGAGCGGGTGCGCGATGAAACTGTTGTCCTGCAGCTTGTCAATGAGCAGCCGCAGGGTGGTACTGGATACCGAAGAAGGCGCTGCCATGCCTATCTCCCTTGATGGTTCGATGATGTACCGTGCTGCGTCTGCAGTGGCTGCCCTGCTGCGTGCGGTGTGCTCTGGACGTGTACCGCTGCTTCAGGGCTATGCCTGCACCCTACCGGCTTCACCGCTGCCGGTCAAGCTCCTTAGATAGTGCCAGGATGTCAGCAGCAGTCATTGTGCGCAGCTCCTTCCTCGAGGGCTTGGCAAGTCTGCCGCTGTTGCGCCTGGCGCCTGCGGTGGCTGTCAGGGCTGCTGTGCGGCTTGCGGTGCGCTGTGCTGCCCTGCGCTCTGCCTGCGCCTGCGCTTCACGCTGTGCCAAGCGTGCCCGGATGACTTCAATGCCATCTGTGAGCTTGTACGTCGGGCGCTCCTTCAGGAAGGCCACAAGCTCTGCCTTGACTTCAGGCTCATCGAAGATGTCAGGGTGCTCCCGTTGCACTTTGGCAAGGTCAAGCCGGGCCTGCTCTTCAGCGGCCTGCTGCTGCAGCGGCTTGATGTGCTCTTCATAGATGCGCTGTCGGGTGTGAGCAATCACGCTCTCAGGCTGGAAGGGGTCATATTCTGGCAGGTCATCCGGGTCAGAGCCTGTCAGGGCTGACATCATCTGCTGTATGCGCAGCTCCTGCTGTTTCAGCAGGTCAGCTTGCGCTTCTATCTCCTTGCGCTGCGCTGCCAGTGCTTGCGTCTTGCGCGTGTAGTCTGCCCGCATGTTGCGTGCGTGCTTGTACGCATCAGGGTCTACTTTCTCGAGGTATGCCAGTGTGTCAGACCAACCCCTTTCAGGGGGCGCTTCTGCTTCTGCTTCAGCAGCTGCTGCAGCTTCAGCACCTGGTGCCTGCTCTTCACTGACTTCTGCCTGCTCTGCTTCTGCAGGCGCCTGCACTACCTCTGCTGTGCTCTGTTCTTCCATGTTTTACCTTCCTATTGGGTTGCGTGGCCTGACCACCACTGCAGTCACTGCGCGCCGATACCATGACGGATTGAAGCCCGGTGCAGTGCGGCTACCAAGCAGGACCATAGAAGCACGGTCACCACGTGGCAGCCTGACGTTGCTGATGCGGTCAAGCCTGAAAGTACGCCATGCAGCCAAGCCCCCGCGCTGACTGACGCTGCCGGGCTCTGTGTACAGGTGCAAGTACCGCTTGCCGTTCTTCTGGAAGATGGCGTACGGCACACCTGTGCGCTGACCGACTCTGCCCGGCTCTGTGGTCGGTCTGTAGTGAAAGCGCACCGGCAGATGCTGCTGAATGGCACTTGTCAGCTTTGACTTGCTGCCCGTACCGGCAAGCTTCAGCGGCTTCTGCTGACGCTGCTGACGGCTTGGTGCTAAGCCAAGCCCCTGCAGTATGGCACGCAGGCTGCGGATAGCCACCGCTACAGCCTGCGCATCAACATGGCATCGATGTCCTCTTCTTCATCCATCATCGCCATGTCTTCATCATCAAAGGCCACTTCTTCATCAAGCTCTTCATCAAGGAATTCCCTGAAGTCCCTGTCATCGGCCAGCCGAAGCAGGTGCTCAGTGATCACAATTAGCTCATTGTCACCACGCACCTGCTCAGGGCTGACCGGTGAAGGCTTGCCAAAGTCAGCCGCGGCTTCAAGCGTGGCTGCAAGGTAGCGCACCAGGTCAGGGTCAAGCTCTGGCACCGGTCCCTTGTATGGTCGTGCGTCAAGCTCGCGGTCCATCAGTGCGACCACCTTGCGAATTGCTTCAGCAAGCTGCGTGACCACCTGCCCCTTGTATGGTTTCTCGGGTGTGGGGATGAGGTCAGACAGGGTGTCACCGAGCAGGTCATCAGCCTGCTCAGCCACAATGACCACATCAGCGCGGCTGTCTTTCTTCTCTTTCAAGGGCATCACATCACTCCTTCAGGGGGCAGGCCCGGCAGTGCTGCCAGGGCAGGCGGTGCGGCTTCAGCAGGGGCTGCCATCGGCGCAGGCATGGCTTCATTGAAGTCTTCAGGGAAGCCAAAGGCACGCACAAGCTCTGCCTTAATCTTCTCCGGTGGCACACCGAGCTGCAGCAGCAGCGGTGCGTTGCTGACAAGGGCTGACTGCTTGGCAAGGTCTGACATCGGCGTGCTGCCTGAGTCAACGGCGAAATATTCAAAGTCACCGGTCAGGTCATCAGCGCTAAGCATGGTAGGCCCGATAGGGTTGGGCAGCGTCAGGGGTTCTGCTTCTTCACCGAGCATCACGCTGAGCATGACATTGTAGGTGCGGGCTATGCCGCTGATGACTGCATCACGGATGCGGGCCATTCTGCCAATCTCGCTTGACGTGTACGCAGCAAGCAGGCGCTGTTCAGTGGCTGTGCTGCCGGTGGCTTCTCCACGTGTGAACGGCGCAAGCAGGCCCGCGTCATTGATGTCCTGGAGAACCTGCTGCCCGTACAGGGTGATATCCGGAGGGATTGGCGGGTTTGGCACCGGCACAATTTCACCGGCTATCTGTGTGCCAGGCGGTGCGTCCACTTCAATGAATTCACCGTCAAGCCCCTGTGCCATCTTTGAAGCCGCTTCATCGGATAGAAAGCCCTGCCTGACCATCCACTGACGGGCCATGCGCCGCACACCCTGGCTTTGATAGGTGCGCATGACGTTGGCTTCACGCAGCTGGTCATGGATGCGCGCAAGCAGCGCATAGCCGCGCAGGGGCACTTCAGGGTCACGGCTGAAATAGAGCGGGATGATGGGCACCACGGGCCTGCCTGACGCTGACTTGTACGGTATGCCACTGGTCACGTGTTCGGTTTCTGCTTGCAGGTCTTCGAGACCTGTTTCTGAGCCCGCATCAGGGTCAAGGGCACCCACCTGCACCTTCACACCACTAAACAGGTAGCGGTCACCGTCTTTGTAGTCAGGTGACCACACAAGCAAGCGGTCATCTTGCAGGTCATACATCTCAACCACGCGCACCCACTGCCCTTCATCGGTCACTGCCATGCCGTAGGTGCTGTCAGGGCTTGCGGTGTGCTCCTGCTGCTCTATCCAGCTCGTATAGGTGCGCGCTTTGAACCCGTCACGGCGCCTGCTGTAGCGCGCAGCG